AGAAGCTGTCTATGTGCGGCATATGGTGGTCTAACGTGCTTGTTTTATTAGGTAGGGTCAAGTTAGCTCTCATGCGTATTAACCTGTTATACGGCGTCTTAGACGCACTAGTAATGCTTAAAACAAGCGGATATATAAAATTAAAGTGTTGACTTACTGCTTGTTGTTTTTCAAAAAAGAAATGATTAAATCCTGCATGATTGCTTTCTCCTTGTAGTTCTGCATCAGGAGAAACCATGTTTTGATTAAACACCCAACCAAAGTCCCAACCAGTTAATAGTGTTCTAATATGGTCTGAATAATCTTTGGGTATTACGTTATCGATTATTATAATATCATCATTCATCCTGGATACCTTTGTAATGCTGTGCCATAAAATGTTAGCATCAATGTGTTGTCTGCAAAATTTGATATTTTATAAGGAACTTGAGGGTTCCAAAGTACACATCTATTAAACATATTTTCTATTGACATTGTTTCCATCTGTGTTCTACTATCATAAAATTTAATTCCGCTATCAGGGATTAAATTTTCTTTTGTTAAAAATACAGTTCCTGCAATATTGTAAGATCCTATTGTTTTAATTTGATCAACACATTCGCTGTTTATGTTTTGATATTCGCAATGTAAAAATGTAAACTGGTCTTTCCCAACCACATGCTGAATTAACTTTCCAAGCAGTTTTTCAAACATATCATGATTAATCACATCTAAACTATTTGAACGTGTACCTAAAAACAACGAATTATCCTGATCAACATAGTCTTGCTTATCAGCATGATTAACTACCAGTTGAGGGTTTTCAAAAAAGTTATCAATAACTTTTATAGGTTGTGTAATACTTCTAATCATGCTACCCTCGCAAAAAATACTTGTGTTAATCTCGAGTCTTCAAGTGTAGTACCGTAGAAATTTTCTGGACTGTGCCATTGTCTTGTGTCAAATATAATACAACGGTTGTATACACTTTCCATAGTTATTGTTTTTTTAAATTCTGCTACTTGCTGTTCTCTTATTTTATCAAACTTTTCTTTCTCTTCTACTTCCACATCAAGAACATCTTCCATAAATGCTTGAGAGTATTTGCTACCATCAAAGGTATTGTTATCTTCGTAGATAGTAGTACCTGTACCGTTAAACGGTTCTTTGTTTAGATAAATTACCCCAGCAATATTTAATTTAGGGTCATCGTCGTGTACCCATCCACGAGTATATGATCCGGGTGTAGAATGAAATGCTGATTGAAATTCATGAAACTCTGTATATCCATAATCATTAAGATATACCATTAACTTTTTTCCAAGTATTTCTAATGTTTCTCTATCAAATTCATGAAGTAACTTAGTTCTTATTCCAGGCCAGCTTCCTCTATCACCTTTAAAAAACTCTAAACCTAATGCATAATCACGAACAAGATCGGGTTCGTCATAAAAATTATCAATCACCATAGTTGGAAGGTATGGATACTTAAATCTATCTTTAAGATTATGTGATTGAATACTAGACATTGATTGTTTATCATGCGCTATTAATTCGTTAATATAATCTTGATTAGCCATCAATTTTCCTTGCTGTAAAATTCATAGTCATCACAATCCTTTTTGTAAACATTTTAGGACATGTACTTGCATGATAATGCCTTCCGTTGAATACTAATACTTTGCCTTGTTGTGGCATACTTTTGTGCATAGCACTATATTTTTCTGATTCTTCTGTTTGGTGAAATACAATAGTTTCACCATCACACTCATTAATGTAGTAACACGCAGTATAATGATCTACATTAAAATCTACATGTGGTGTATTATGTTGATACCTTACATGTGGCATAAAATACTTTGTATTAAGCAAAAAGCCTAGTCGCATACGTAACAGCTGGTCAAGTTCTAATCCTGCTTTTGCACAAGTATTTTGTAGCAAGGGAGTAAAAAATTCTAATCCTGGATTTTCTTTATTGTTAGGATGATATACTAGGTTTGCAAAACTAGGTGTAGAAGTATTAATATGATCTTTCTTTTCAAACGTTGTATCTTCCATAAAATGCCAATCAAAGGTTATGTCAGTTACTACATCAAATATTTGTTTCTGATAATCTTGTTCGATTACATTTTCTATTTCAATTGGGTTAAACATTGTTGATCCTATAATAATTTCTATCTACTGCATTTTCCATTGCCTCTGTTGGTAGTTTTTGCCAACACGGAATACTCAAAGATATTCGTTTGCCTTTAGGATATGCACAATGATATTGCCTTGACGGAATATATAATGCATCTCCTGGTTCTAATTCTACGTCGATATCTACTTCCATATCTTTGTCATGTAACTTACCATTCATTAATCCTGTTCTGTGCATGTAAGAAATTTTATTCTTATATACTTTCCATCTAGTTTTTCCTTCTGCTTGAATAATAAAATTACAAGGATAATCATCATGTATTGTAAAAGACTTAGAATCTTTTATCCCACAATACACATGTATTGCAGCATGTATACTAAACATATTTTCAAATATGCTTAAAAATTCCATTGTTTTTTGATTATGAAATCCATAGTCTAAACAGATTAATCCATAACCATCATTTACTTTATCAAATATAAAACCTTTATCTTGTACACCTCTGTCATAAATCCAATTTTTTCTACTTACAGGTATTTCAATTTTGCTGTTGTCTGGACTTATAAGTTCAAAGTTATAGCGTTCTGTTTTGTTTGTGTGCTGCTCAATGTCTTGCCATGTGACTAGTTCACTAGGATCGTCAATCAACTTCTTAAAGAAGTGTGGCTTATCGTCAAACGCTAAGTTTGTTTCGTTAAGTATTCTACGGCTGAAGTCGTTCATCATCTGTCCTCACTAACTTAACATTAAAAGATACACTTACTCTATCCTCGTCCGTTTTATTTCTTTCCACACCATGTGGTAACCATCCAGGAAACAATATTAGTTTACTTGACATCGGTTCATACGCAATACAAGATGCACTAATTGGAGTATAATTCTTCATTGGTGCTGCTGATGCAATAATAAAGTCTTGCATATGATTTTTATAAACATTGATGTTACCTTGTTCGGGCCTTGCACTTACATAATATACACCAGATATAAAACTATTATCGTGTATATGTACTGAATTCGTATTGCCTTGTTTATTAATATTAAACCAAAAATTTTCCATAATAGGATAACAATGCTCTTCATGGTAACCGTAATCACGTATGCAATTATCAACTTGATCCATAATCTTATCATGTAATGGTTTCATTTCAGCATACGCATCAGGCCTAAAATCTTTTGACTGCCATCCTCCTTGATTACTTAATACTCTTCCATCATCATCATCTGTGTGTAGTTGATAACAAAGTTTTAGCATATCAGTATTATCTAATTGTGTTTGCTCCCACCACACCGGAGTAGGAAAGAACATATCCATATTCATCATGCTACGGTCCTCAAATCGCCCATTGTAACTTCTGGTGGAAAATCATCTGAAAATGCAAAAGTATGACTCCATCTAAAATCTACACTAGGAGAAACAATTGCAGCATGACTAATATCTGCTTTATACATAGTCATTTTTCCTTCAGTAGATGGTGCAGCACCCATACATTCAAATCCCCATTTACTTAATTCATCATCTGACATATTAAACCATGCATCAGAGCGTTTAGGCGTCTGTGCTAATTCTCTCCATGATTCAAACAAAGGATGTTTTGTATCAGTCTGAAAATCGTATACACAGTTTTTTACTTGTCCATGATACTTGTATAGTTTTGTATTTGAATCCTCAATTGAGTGATTTGTAAACCATAAATTGGCAACTAATCCTTTGGGATAATCTACATGTGGTAATCTATAACAAGTAATTGGTTTCGCTCTGTCTTTAAAATAAATGTTCCCCCACTCATGTATTTGAGGATCATACATTTTATCTTCAACATTTTTAAGATAAAAATCTCTAATTAAAAAACAAATGTTTTTGTATACCCAGTCTGGTAAGTGTATAGTATCAAACGGATTAGGATCCATGTTGCCTTCTGCACTGTTATCTTTAACAATAGGAAAACATTTTACTAAGTTTTTAAATATTTCAAAGCCGTCATTATAAAACGGATTGTCTGCAATCCAATACCCAATACCTTGACCTAAGTCAACATATTCTGTAGCAAAGTCATCTAGTGACTTTACTTTTAACACTTTATCTATAGTGTTTGCATCAGGGTAACAAATCTTAAAATCCATCATTTAATATTAATTGTCATTACAATTCTTTCTTTGTCTGTTTTGTTAGGTGTAGTAAAATGTTTAAGCCACCCTGGAAAGATAATAACATCTCCTGTTTTACATGCTACTTCACGTAGTGTTTGTGTTTCATTAACTATTGGAAAGCTACACATATGATACTCTAACGGATTTCTAAATACAATATTTCCACTGTCAGGTGGACATTTTAGGTAGCAACTAGCAACGAATGTGCTATAGTTATGATGGTGTTCTTCAGTGTAACCAGATCTATAATGCCTATTAAACCACGATCCAATTACTTCTGATTGTCGATTATAAAAATTTAATTCTTCTTTGATGACCGTTAGTTTATGACCTAACCATCCTTGAAATTCAGCAAGTTCTTCCCATGTGTGCGGACTTTGGTATTCGGGGTTTGTTACCGTTGATATAGCATTGCCTTTTTCTAAAGCCGAGTTATGCTTAACAGCATCAAAAACTTCGTCAATAGGTTTTTGTAATATGTCTAAAGGAAAGTCGTAAGTATACTTCCATACATAAGGCGAAAAGAGATGAACTCCTCCTTCATTATTCTGACTGCTTACCATGCTCTTCCTCATAGGTCTCTAAAGCTAAATCAATACCCATAAGTGTTCCTTCCATTTTTAGTGTATCCATAGAAAGTTCTTGGCGTTTTGCAAAGTCAATAGAGGTAATACCGTAAGGATTAAGTTTTAGATCTGCAAATTCTTCTTCTAACTTTTTAAGTTCGGCATTCTGTTCTTCAAGGTCAGCTGTTAATTTTATCTTAACAGTAGTGAGTTTTTTAATATAATTGTTTTCCATATTTGTCATCCTTTGTGTTTATACTTATTTAGAATCTTAGAGGATCTTTGTAATCTTGAACCTAAATGATCATCCTCTAATATTACACAATTAGCTGCATAATTATAAGCAGCTTCTCGTCTATGATCAGTTTCTGTTGACTCATCAATTATAGCATCATATGAACTATAAAGCAAGTCCTTCTTTTTTACAGGAATATACTGTGCTAATGGAGTTCCTGCACGTACCAGCGTTTCACCGTTAAGTAATTTCCAAAACAGTTGAACATTTATTACATGCGACTGGGTAGGATCTAGTATTCCGTGTGCTGCTGTAAACCTCGATTCATTGTTATATGTTACTGGCAATTGCAGTAGTATCATATCATCGGAAGCTTCAATTCTCCACGGAGTTTCAATTTTAATTGTAGTGTGTAATGTGTCATCTGGATCATCTAATATTGGCATTGTTTGAGATTTGTCATGCGATGCAACATAAGATTCTGTATTTGGTAAACCTTTACCGAATTGCATTGGTTCAGCCCATTCAAATGATGCTCCGTCGCCATTTGTTTTAATTTTAAAATCAGCAGGTGCAGTAATAATCCAACCTGTATTTGCAACTTTACGTATGCCTGGGCATTTAGATACAGGACTAACTCCTGGAGGTGGTACATTTTTAGTAAACGATCTTACTATTGACAGTGCTTTTACAGGAGGGAATAAATCCATTACACCCGGGTATACACTATAAAAACGAATATAAGACTTCTTTTTTTTAAAAAAGTTCTTTATATTCTTAATCAAGTTTATGTTCATCCACACCACCATATATATTATCTAGCAGGTATTGATAATGCGATGGAAGATCTTTAATATGATCTATAACAAAGTTTTTATATTGCTTATACATTCTATCAACAGCACCTACTTCTTCCTCAAGTTTTGCTTGTTCGTGATCATATTTGTATAATAGTGAAGGAGTTCCTGTTGGACGTAGCCCCATGCCTGCTGCAATAAAGTTATGACCAACTAGATCAGCAGTATAACTATGCGCTCCAGCTAAGTTTCCAAACAGGTTAGGCCACTGACCTTGTTTTTGCATTTCGTCTGAATGCATAGTCGGATCGTATTCGTTAAGCTCACTGCACCAACGCCAGTATGGAGTGTCTTCACGCATCGACATTGCATAGTGTGCTGCAACAAAGTCTCTAAACTTATTAACATCATATTCAGCTGAGAAGTTATATCCTTCTCTTTCACTGCCTGTTACAAAACCGTCTCTACGATTTAGAGTGTCAACTAGTTTAATAATGTTTTCGTGTGTTGTTAGTAGTCCTGTTGATTCCAAAGGCTCAACAAATCCGTAACTAAGTCCTACACCTACAACATTACCTTTCCATGCTCTATGCCTACGACCGTGTCTAATCTTAACTTCGAACATTTCTGCAGCTTCAGCAATTTCTGGTGTATGTGTTTCTGCAATATGTTTTCTAAACTCTTCTTTTGCTGCTTCGGGTGTTGTAAATCTTGACGAGTAAACATATCCTGTACCAATTCTATTCCATAAAGGAATGTTCCAAACCCATCCATTACCAAGTGCATGACAATCGGTTACATTGTGCATTTGTTTTTCTCTATCAGTATAAGGAAGTCTACATGCCCATGCTCTATCATTTGCTAATGTACTTTCAAATGATCTAAAGTGCGAGCCCATCCATTGTTCTAACAATACTGAAGCAAATCCTGTACAGTCAATGTATAAATCGCTGTTTAGCATAGTTCCGTCATGGCATAAAACTTGAGTAATATAATTATTAGTAGGATCTTTCATATGTGAATGAACTTCACCGTATATATGTTTTACACCTAATGGAATTGCAATGTTGTCTTTTAGATATTGGCCAAACAACTGTGCATCCATATGATAAGCAGTATCTAATTGCCAATTAAAGTGTCTTAGTAAACCTTGTTCATTTTTAGTTTCTTTGTTATACTCTGCTAGTAGTGTATTACCTGTACAAAAGAATCTAGCATATTCTTCAGGACCATATTCTTCAGGTCTCATTGCGGCTAAGTGCTTCCAATTGTCTTCGCCCGATGGCTTATCAGTAAAGTCAAGTCCATTACTAAACGGATACTGGAATACTTCACCTTTATTTTCTCTAAAGTTTGTGAACTGAATTGAATTTTTATATGTAGCATTACACGCTGCCATCCAATCTTCATCTTTAAGACCAAGTAACTGCATGAATCTATTAATATGCCCAAGTGTACTTTCACCAACACCAACCGTTCCAATTGCCTTAGATTCGATTAATGTTACTTCTAAATGTGGGCAACATTTAGCTAGTGCTGCCGCTGTCATCCAACCAGATGACCCACCGCCTACAATTGTTACTGTTTTATATTTCATTTTTGATCCTTTGGTAATATATACTACTATTATTTATCTGCATATACAGAGCCGTCACTGGTGAAACTGACTATAATATTCCAGTGATGTTGGAAACGCATCTGTAATTTGTTGCTTTTCTTTGTTATTATTGTCAATGATTTGCTGTAAATCTTTAACTCTGTTATCAAACTCTACATTCCAAAAATGCATATTACTGTGTTTAAAGCTAGTATATGGGTTTATTTTATGCCCTGCTAACATATAAATGGTAGCGCCTAGTGTGTTAAATGATAATTTTTCTTCTACGTTAAAGAATTGAGATCCTCGTAGTTCGTAAATTTCTTTTAATAATGGACTATTGTTAAAGTCTTGTTGTTGTATATCTCGCCAATATTGAGTGTCGTCTCGATTAGTCATAGCATAGTGCAACGTAATAAAATCTGCAAAGTATAAAAACTGTTCACGACATGTATGATTAAATGATTGTGCATCAAAGTTGTTTAATGCATCTTTACCTTCTGCGATATTTACAAAATTTAATAAAAATTCATGTACACTCATCAATCCATTAGATTCCAGCGGTTCAATAAATGCGCCAGCAAGTCCAATACTTATACAGTTCTTAACCCATAAGCGTTTACTCATACCATTACGCATACGTATGTGCTTAAATTCCATTTCTTCTGCAACTGGGCCTAAATAATCTTTAAACTCTTGTAATGCTTCTTGTTTACTAGTATACTTACTAGCATAGTTATATCCAGTACCAATACGTTCCCAAGTTGGTATTTCCCAAACCCAGCCGTATCCTAGTGCGACAGAATTAGTGTATAACCGTAATTCTTTTTCTTTATTCTTGTAAGGTCTAGCTGCGGCCCAAGCACAATCGGTATAAGTTTTATTATTAAACTCTCCCCAAGGTTCTTTTAGTACATCTTCGATTAATGCACGTTTAAACCCTGTGCAGTCAAAAAATAAATCTCCAGTAATTGTTCCGTCGTCTGTATCTAAACTTGTAATATAGCCGTTTTCGTCAGTTTGTGCGCCATTAACATCTGTGACTACATGTACTACACCTTTTGGCAAACAATATTCATCACGCAAATATGCATAAAATTTGTGTGTGTCAAAGTGCCATGCTGCGTCTTTTTGTAATGACCAAATACCGTCACCAAACATAGTAACTGGAACTTTATTTGCATCTAAACACTGTGAGATAGGAGACATATCGTTAACTAAATCTTCAAAAGGCACTTTAGTAAGATATTGATGTTGAAACCATTCTGCTACATTAAAGAATCTCTGATCTAATCTACCAAATGGATAATGAAATCCTACTTTATCGTTTTTGTGAAAGTTTTCAAATCGAATACTTAGCTTGTTAATAGCATTACATTTTTTGATAAAATCAATATCAGGTATTCCTAAATACTCTTGCCATCTACGCATAAGTTGTGTAGTACTTTCGCCAACTCCTACTACAGGCTTTGTTGGTGATTCGACTATTGTAATATTTTTATTAGGAAATGCTTTTACCATAGTGGCGGCCGTCATCCAACCTGCACTTCCGCCTCCCACAATTACAATATTCTTAAATTCCATTATAAGCCCTTTGATACATTATATGCTACTATTATTTAGTTGGGTGTGAGAGATGTAGAAATAAAAAAAGGCTCCGAAGAGCCCTTTAATATTTGGAGTATACTTACGTTTTTATTAGTTAAACGCCTGGAACAGGATCTTTAGATTTATCTGTCCAACCACTGTATCTTTTCCAGCACGGCAAATCTTCTGTGCTTGAATTACATGGCTTATCATTACTTGGCTCATGTGTATTTCTTCTAACCATTGCTTCTTCTTCAGTGATTAGTTCTGGTGTTTCTGGTGCAGGTATCATTGATTTTACTGTAGAAATGTGTGATGCCCACGGTCCTGAAGCAGAAATCGTTCCTGATTCTTGAATTTCGTGGAACAACATATCTAACTGTTCACCTACTTCACCATAAGCAACTCTACGTGCTTCTGAATCTTGTGTGAATGGGCCATCTCTTTCAACCCAAACCATTTGTTGTTGTTGTGGAGACCATTCTAATGTCCAGTCCATTTCAATTTCGTCTGGTGCATCAATCCACTGCATTTTTGCATCTGGTCCGTTATAAATTTCGAACTCTTCGCCTGGGTTTCTAATATCCTGTACCCAGCCTTGAAATCCTATAAGTGCTTTTTTCATGATTTAATATACTCCTATTTGTCTATTATTTATTACTTATATTCCTCAACGACTACTAAGCCCGGTCTTCCATCTGAACCTCTATGTCCACTGAAATACCCACCTGTACCGCCTGTACCTGGTGCGCTGTGTCCCTGGTGATTGTGTGCAAAGTGTCCACCCTGTGGATGCCCTGCTGGTGCAGCACCTCCAAAGTATGTAGCGCCTCCAGGCCCAGCACTATGGTGATGACAACCGCCGCCACCTTGGTGAATATTTAAGTTACCACCCGAACCAACACCACTAACGCCTCCTGAGTGTTGATTTTGTCTATTGGCTCCATGTCCTGCACTTGCTGACATATAAGGTCCAAAGCTAGTGGCATTTCCATTACCACCTGCACCTGAATAATATGTACCTCCACCTCCACCACCGATAGTAATACCTACACTACTAATACCTGTGACATCCATAATTCTTTCTGAGTAACCTCCAGCACCACCTGACTCTCCGTGACCACCTGCGCCACCGCCTCCGCCGACTAGTTTAACTCTAATATATCTTACGCCACTTGGTCTGTTCCAAGTACCGTTACCTGTAAAAACTTGTATACCCGAGAAGCCTTCGTTTCTATATTCTAAAGCATTACCTGCTGAGTTTGCAGAAAGAATAGTGTTATTTCCGCCAACACTTGTAAGTCCAGTACCACCTCTATTAACTGGTACTGTACCTGTTACTACTGATGAACCTAAGTTAACAGCAGCATCTGCCAGTTTGTTTGAGTCAACAGCGCCAGCTGCAATATCGTCTGCTGTAACTGTAGTAGCAGCTATTTTTGATCCTGTTAGTGTAGCATCAATAAATGCTTCACCTGTGTACCGCTTTAGTGTTTGATAGTTAAATGCCATTTTAATAAAACTCCGTTACTATGATTAATCCCGGTCTACCGTCGGCGCCTCTATGTCCACTAAAATAACCTGCTGTTCCACCTGTTCCAGGTGAACTATGTCCCTGGTGATTGTGTGCAAAATGCCCACCTTGTGGATGTCCTGATGGACCTGGTCCACCAAAGAAACTTGCTCCTCCCATACCTGACGAACGTTCTTCGTGACAACCTCCACCACCGCCGTATATGTTTAGACTTCCGCCGCTTCCGACTCCTGATAATCCACCGTTATGTTGATTATGTCTGTTTGCACCGTGTCCGCCTGATGCACTTAGATATGGACCAAAACTTGATCCGCCTGCATTACCAGCAGCACCAGAGTAGTATGTTCCGCCGCCACCACCTGCAACAGTACAAGTTACTGAGCTAATTCCTGTCACATCTAAAATTCTTTCTGAGTATCCACCAGCTGCACCAGCTTCGCCGTGGCCTCCGCCACCTCCGCCGGCACCTTGTACTTGTACCATAATGTATCTTACACCACTTGGTCTACTCCAAGTACCTGTACTTGTGTAAACACTCATACCTCTAATACCCGTTGGTGCAAATGTTAAATTATTATTACTTGAATTCATTGTTAGTGCTTGATATGCACTACCGACGGCAGTTTGTCCTGTACCACCTTTACTAAATGCCGCTGTACCAGATACTACACTACCACCTAAATTAACAGCCCCTGTTGCCATTTTACCACTAGTAATAGAACCATTGGCTAGTTTTGCATTTGTGACCGAATCTGTTCCTAAATCTGCACCTGTAACAGTAGCACCATCTAAGGAAGTATTGCTTAGTCTTTTAAGTGTTTGATAATTAAATGCCATTTTCTCCCATACTCCTTAATAGTAATTAGTCACAATAATCAATCCAGGTCTACCATCCGAACCTCTGTGTCCGTGAAAGTGAGCTCCCGCTCCACCTGTACCTTGTGCTGTGTGATTTTGATGATTGTGTGCAAAGTGTCCACCTTGTGGGTGATTTCCTGGGGCGCCTCCGCCAAAATATGTATTCGCTGTACTTGCTGCACTACGACTGTGGTGACCGTAACCGCCGCCACTATGTAAATTTAAATTACCACCTGACCCATTACCACTAACACCACCTGAGTGTTGATTCTGTCTATTTGCTCCGTGTCCTGCACTTGCACTTAGATATGGTCCAAAACTTGAAGCATTTCCATTACCAGCTGCGCCGGAATAATATGTACCACCACCGCCTCCACCAATAGTTACTGATACAGAAGAAATGCCGGTTACATCGATATACTTTTCAGAATATCCACCTGCTCCCCCACCTTCGCCGTGGCCTCCGCCACCGCCTCCTGCTCCTTGTACTTGTACTCTAATATATCTTACACCACTTGGTCTACTCCAGGTAGTACTTCCTGTGTAAACGTTCATACTTGCAATACCGTGTTGATCAGTAGTTAATGATGATCCGTTACTTCTTACAGCTCTGTACGCACCGCCACCACTATTAATACCTAAACCACCTTGTGCAACTGATAAAGCACCAGTTGTTTTAGCACTTCCTAAATCTACAGCACCCGTAGCCATCTCAGCAGACCCAACTGCTCCGGCAGCTATGTTTCCAGAAGTTACAGTTGTGTTCGCTAAGTCTACTTGTGCTAGACTTCCGTCTACAATTGCAGCCCCTGTAACTTTCTTTAACGTTTGATAATCAAATGCCATTTTTTTCTATGCTCCTGTTAAATTGATGCCACTAACCAACCACTTGCTGCGTCAGTATATTCTAATGTAAACGATGCACCATTAGTACTTACAGTCATATTATCAGAAGCTCTCATAATTTTTAAACCATTAGCACCAACTGTTAAGTTGTTACTACCAAATGTTCCTGAATAATCTTGGAACTTGATTGTATCACCTTCTACTGGAGCACCTGGTAATGTTACCGTAACTGGTCCACCTGCACTATTAACAATATAGAATGTATTTGACAAAGCTGCTGTTGCCGCTGTAATTACTACTCTTGGTAACTCTCCAACTATGTGCCATTGTACCGCGTTATGGTTATAAACTTCTAGAATATTTTTAGAAGTATTATAATATAAAGCACCGGAGTTAGCACTAGAGGGGCGTTGAGCAGTAGTGCCAGATGCAATCAGTGGCTGATCGTTAAGTCCTTGTCCTACTATTCTTCCCATGTTTATCTCTCCTTATGCTGTTGAAGTTTCAATACCTAAGCACACAGCTGATACGTTAATTGCGTTTGATCTAACAACAACGACCTTAGATGCGTCAAGCACTATACCTGTTCTTTCTAGTACACCGTTTGCAGTTACCTGTGAGTCATACTCTATGTAATCTGCGTCTGCTGGTGTTCCAGAGGAACTAACTGCTATCCTTACTGTTGCAGCACTTGAAGACCTGTTACAGATATTTACCGTTACTACGCTAAAAGTATCTGCAGGTACTGTGTATAGGGTAGTGTCAGAAGCCGCTGCAAGGTCTGCTGTCCCCAATATTCCTGTTGCCATTATATTTTTCTCCGTTTATAATTTATTTCTAGTTTAAGAAGTACTGCCAAGCTATTGGAAGTCCTCTAACTCCACCTTTGAAATTTAAGTTAGCATTAACTTTAATTGCCGCTTGTGTAGTTGTAGTTATCTGTGTTCCAGCAATATAAATTGCACCTGCTGTAACACTATTTACGTTAAGTGATGCACCACCGCCACCAATTTGTGAACTGATGTAAGCCTTAATAGCTCTTTGTGTTGGTACAACACTGTCACTATCTGCTGTGAAGAATGGGTCTGTACTAAATTCTTCAATTGAAGCAGATCCTCCACCTAGCGTAACTTCACCAAGTGATAGTTCTTGTAGTCCTGCAATGTTAAATGCATCAGCATTCAATGTTGCAACACCAGTTGACTGTTCAACACTAAACAATCCACCAACTCTAAAGTTACCATCTTGGTCAGTAGCAGTGTAGAACACTCTACCACCGTTACGTTCTCTAGTTTCTTGAGCTTGTATTGGATCTTGTGTTGGAAGTCCTGGATAATTGGTTTCAGTAAAGTTACCTGTACCAATATCTAGGAAGTCATGTCCTGTTAAACGTACCTGCGAGTACTTAATTCTAGTTGTTACACTAGTACCATGTGCAGGAACATTAATAATTTTCATATTCGGTGATACTTGTAAGAAACATGTATAAGCACCTGGGTTTGTACCTAGTTGTGTTATAATGTTAACAAGTTTAAACGTGTCATTTGGTAAATGTCCAAACACAACATTTGATCCTGTTACCGGAATATTTGTAAGTTGTCTAACAGCAATGAACGAACCACTTTGGAAGAAGTCTGCAAAACCATCACCACCTGTTAAGTCAGCGGAAGCTGAAACATATCCAGTTCCTCTGCTAATGAATGTTGGGTTTGCTAACACACCGTTACCAATTCTAACTAAAAACGGTACTGCGTAAATCTCACTTGGGTCAGTAATAGTTAGTGTTGGAACACTATCATATCCTGCACCTGGTTCAATAAGTCTAATTGAAAAGATCTTGTTCTGTGCAACAAACGTTCTAGCTTTTGCTCTAACACCTAGTCTTGATCTTGAAGCAATTGCTCCTGCTACAACTGGTATTGTTACCCAATAACCTTTTTTGCCTGATACACCATGTCCACCTGCCATGTAACCTTCACCTACTTGGTCTCCAGTTACACCTTCTAGTGATTTCCATGTCCAGTTAAATCCGTCTTGCGATGTAGCAACATCATTAAAGCCGTCTAATCCGTCTATGTATGCTGTAGCAACAAACTGTCCTTGTCCGTATTCAACTCTTTGCAATCCTGAAACTGCTGTTGAGTCTGGAGCACCCATTGGCATCGCTACCCATGTTGCGCCATCTAATGACATAGCACCAGTGTTGTTATCACTTGCTACTGCAACAAAGTGTCCATTACCCCATGCAACATCTGTCCATGCTCTTGAAGCCGGAAGTGTTGCTGCTGTCCAAGTTAATGCATCTGTTGAGTATTCAACAACTGTTGAGCTTGGTTTAATTGCAACAAACAATCCTTTACCATATTCAATTCTTGTATGTCCAGTGTTGTTAAGTGTTCCTGTAATATCCCACTCAACTCCATCTAATGATATAGCAACTGTAGCTGATCCTGCTTGTACTGCAACAAACTTGCCTTCACCGTATGTAACATCAGTCCATGTTCCGCTTGATGGCATAGTAGAAGTTACCCATGTAATACCATCATCGGAGTATGCTGCTGTTGCACTACCTGTTGCTACTGCAACATATCTACTTTGTAATGCTACAGTTGATCCATCGTCGATCAATCCGTGTGCTATAGATGTCCAGTTAGCATTTGGCATAACGTTTGCTGTCCAAGTTTTACCATCAGTACTGTAAGCACCTGCTGCTGCACTTGATTTAACAGCTACCCATGCACCTTCTTGTGCTGAACCTTCTGTGTCAATTTCTAAAATTACACCTGTAGTACTTACTGATATAACTGTTACTGTAATATCATTTGTAGTTGCTGCGCCTCCAACATTATTACCAGCAATAGTAAATGTATTGTAACGTGTATATCCTGTTCCGCCACTTACGATTGTTGTAATGTATTTTCCACCGTTTTTAATAACTTGGAAACTAGCACCTGAACCGCCACTGTTATTGTATGTTGCGCTTGGTAGGTAAACTCCTGTTCTTGCACCCCATAATACATCTTGCCATGCACCACTTGTAGGAAGTGTTACACCTTCTGAACTATCAGTTGGAGCACTAAATACCGCTCTTGGTTCAACTGTATATGTTGATGAAGCATCTGGAGCAACAATTGTTGTACCTGCCACAATGTGATCAAATCCTGATGCACCTGTTGACTCTTTAGTAACTGCTGCAATTTTAGTACCACTGTTATATGATGCAATAATACCGTATTGTCCAACACCTGCGCCGCCTGTAACGTTAACTCTCATACCAACGTATGCTGAGCTAATCTCTGCGTCTGTTGCAGCAAGTGTAAGGCTTGTTGAAGTACCAGCCTGACAAGTGTTTGAGTTAGTAATGTAACCAAATCCACCAAAGTTACCGTCTGCTTCTGGAGCATTAGTACTGTCGTCTACATTATCTTGTAGGAATACTTCGTGTACACCACCGTCTCTATACTCATCTGTCTCTGCTGTTGCGCCTGTACCAGCACCTGAAATTAACCAAGTTGCGTTAGTATATTCGTTACCAGCATTAGTAAATTCAAATGCGTAAACTTGTTGTGCATTATCAGTTTGTACACTACCAACTGTAGCTTCAAACTGGAATTTGTTATCAACAATAGCAGTGTTTGGAGTTTCAGTATTATCAAATCCTTCTGCTACTGAACCAAAGTCACCGTATGAGTTGTTACCGTTTGTACCTCTAATTCTACCACCGTTTTCTGACAAGTAACCTACGTGTGAGTAATATGTAAACACTGATACAAGCTCTGCTCTACCATTGTTTGTTACCCAAGCACCGATACCGTCGGATATAACCTGTGTAAAGTCGTTACTAACAATCGAATCGTTACCACCATTGTGTAGTGCGCCATCAATCTTTTGACCAATTGCACCAGCACCAAGTGTTGTTACGTTTTGTACGTATGGTGAACGTTCAATAATCCATGTTGAGAAATCATCTGGACCATATCCTGGATCAAGTGATACGTAAGCACCGCCCGAAACTCTTGAAGTTCCTAATGCATTTGGAGCAAGTAAATCACCTGCCATGTTTGCAAGAGTTTGGTTTCTAACACCAGTAGCGTTTCTTACATAATAGAAGTCTTCCTGATCTCTTACACCATGTACTGCGTTACCGTAGTATCTTGCAGCCATTAATGACTTATAGTTACCATGATATTGGAAGTCATACTTGAGTGCATCAAGTATTCTATTCATATCTCTTTCACATTTTGCACTGTTGTAGTCAAGCATAACAGTCATTGAACCAGATGCATCATCTATTGACATCGCAGTAGAATCGTTTCTAGTTTTTGCAACTGTAAATTTAGTGCTTGAAATAATTTTGTTTACATAGTAAGTTGTTCCTACTTCAAAACCATTTCCTCCAGCTGTAGCTGGCGGACTTAATAATGTTCCGCTAACTTTAATTGCAGTACCAATTCTTAACCAACTAGTATCACTAATTGTTAAAGAATCATCTGATGCTGCTGTTGCTGTACAAGTATCTTTGTATGTGTCTTGTACCCATGCTGTAGATTCACCAATAATAAAGTTTCTGTTTCTTTCAATCTGTAAAATTGCATAGTGTGAATTTCTTACTTCAGAAACACATGGTGATCCTTCATTTGAACCACCGTAAACTACGTCATCTAAGTCTTGCATCAATATGTTAATACGTGCAATCGCTGTAGCGTCTCCGCCTACGTTTGCTATTGCTTGTGTTCTTACATATTCAAAAGCAGCTCTTGTAGTTGCTTTCTGATCTAAGTTATAAACATCTTTAGCTGTTGCTCTCAAGTATGAAAGTGCAGCTCTCATTGTTTGTTCGTTGCTGTTTGTAGCAAAGTCAAACATAACTGCTTCCATGATCATTCTTGTATCACGTAAACACTTAGTTTGGCTGTATAATACTTTTGCTGTTGTTCCGTCTGACTTAAAAGCATTCGGATATACATGATCGCCATTGAAGCAATTAAACACAATATTTGCTAGTGTGAATGTGTCTTCAATTACTAAACCGTGTACTGCATCAACAGTAATATCCATTACACCTGTGCTGTTATTATATGTAACTGCTGTAATGTTTAATACTGTTCCGTCAGCTTTAGTAACACTACCACCACTTACATATGTGTGAGTATATGCACTTGTACCAACATAAGTTTCAATTCTTGTTGTTGACGGTACAGCTTGTACTCTATAATCAGTATGGTAATTACCTGGATTTAAGTGATTGATAACTCCTGTTATAACGGTCTCTTGCGCTGCGTCTAAGGTCGTTACAGCGTTGATCAATGCTGTTGTACTACTTACACCGTTCGTTAGTGCAGGGAAGTTTGTAGCGTTTGCTATAACTGTTAAACTTGATCCGTCTGTAACTGTTTGTGTACTACCACCAAATGTTGCAGACAATGTAAATGTGTTTGCATCTGGTGCAGTTTTAATCCAGTATGTACGTGTTTTATATAAAGCGCCACTACCTGTACCGTATGTAGTTCTCATTGCAATTGAATCGCCAACCTGTAAACCGTGGTTAGCAGATGTAAGTGTATTACTTGATGCTGCTGTAATTACAATATTTGGTTGATCATTTGGATCACCAATTACTGCTGTAATAATATCAAGTGCTTCACCAATAAATGTTGAAGCTGCTGAACTACCTGCTGTTCCTCTTACTTGAGGTACAACACTTTGTAATGCTGTAATAGTAGTATTAGTTGAAGCATCTTGCATTATTGCTTTTAATTTGTTATATGCTGCAACAGTTGCTCCGCCTTCTACTACACCTACGCCTACTCCATCGTCTAAGTATGCTAAAGCAGCAATCCTTGACATGCTCTTACCACCATAAGTTAAGTCGTAACAAACAGAGTCAACAATATAACCTACATCTTCACGACATTTCGCTTTACTGTGTTTTACATTTGGATAGTTAGCAGTAATAAATGCAACTACTTCTTCTTTAAAGAATTGTTTGTTTTCTCTAAGTCTAGCTCTTGCATCACCGTAACCATTTAAATATGCAGCGTTGTATCCTGTAGGATCAGTACTGTTTCTTAATTCAAATTCACCGACTCTATAGTCGATTTGTTTTTGCATTGATCTAATTAAACGTTCAACATGTGTTTCTTCTACTGTGTCAGCAAAAGGAACAGCAATGTCTTGTGCAAAAGCGTTAGTTGAAGTTTTAGTTACACTTGCACCTTTAATAATATCACCAACAACGCCTTCTAAACGTCCTAATGCAGCAATTGTATATTTTGCATCAGTCATATTTGTAATTGGTCCTGCAGGTCCAACGTTTGTAGATCTAACTTCTTCACCAAGCACAACAGTATTTTCTGGAACAATAATTGGTCCAATTTCTCTGTACTGTCCTGTTTTAATTTTAATTGTGTTCTGTGGAACATATCTTGCAGGAATATTAGTAGCA